CCAGCCATAGGCGCAACCGTCATCATTGCTTCAGCCGTCTCTGGCTTTAGCAATGGCACATTGGCTTGACCTATGTTCGTCAACGGTTCACCGTAGGACATACGCTCAATGGTCTTAGGTAGACCAGTTGACTCAAGCAGACTAGCCAGACCCTGCATCTGCTGGGTGCGTTGCGGTGACCTTAAATAATCGTAGCCACCATAAAGCAAACCAAGCAAAGGGTTTTGCGGTGTAGCGCCAATGTAGTCTGCCATCGTCTTGTCCCTTACGGTCTGCTAGGCAGCATATTGCTCAGGTCAACGCGATAGGGTTCTGGTTCACTTAGCAGACCACCAGCCCCGCCAACAGAAGTCGAATAACCTGCGCGTCTAGTGGACTCGCCTAGTGCTCTACGCTGCAACTCTTGCATGACAGGTGATATGCCCATCAGCAGTTGTTGTTGCTGGTTAAAACTAGGGTCTAAGACGCTACGCGATAGGGCTTCAGCGACATTCTGGTCAATGCCTTGGATGCGTGGACCTAGCTGGCGGTAGAGGTCAGTCATACCACCAAGCACATTACCACCAGCCATCTGAGCACCCGCACCGATTAAGTTTGTGGGTGATGGTCCTGCCATCTCTGCAACATCCTGCGCCAAAGGTGTAGTAATTGAGCCACCCTCAATGCGAGATCGAGTGATAGCCATCTGGCGCTCACGCTCTAAGTTCTTGACAAATGCTTCGTACTCGCCTTCCGAGTTAAAGACGGTGCGCATACGGTCACGCATCTCACGGCTGTTGATGAACTTGCCAGCAATGTCGCCAGTCTCTTTCATGCCGTAGATTTCGTCACGCAAAGACTGAACTGCACCTAATCTGTACATTTGTCGTTCTGCGTCATCTGCAAAATTAGCAAGTTCGCGGTTAATTTCTGCTGGTGATTTCTTTAAAAATCCTTTAGCGCCAGACTCCAATGCATCTTTAAGTAAAGATTCGTCAGAAAAAACTTTTACAGCCTCTTTGTAAACTGGTACACCAGTTTCTTTATTAGAAATGGCTTCCATCAAGTCATCACGCAATGTTTTTAAGTCTGAATATCGCGTACCTCTTCCTGCTTTTCTTGCTTCATTAGCCATGTCTCCAATGTACTTATAGGCTTTATCTAGCAAAATCATTGAGTTGACTGGTAAATCTGCAAATTGTGGCAAACCTCTTGCCGAATCAATAGCAGTTCTTATGTCTTTAGACTTTGCTATCAACTCATCAACTTTTGGTGAGTAGACCTCACCAGCAGCAAAGGCTTGCTCGTACAAAGGTCTAGCCTTGTCAGCGCGAGTCTTAATAATCTCGTTGGCAACCTCACCAATATCACGCTCACCGACTGCTGTGAAGTCTGTGATGTCTTTAGTGATCCTTGGACCAGCGCCTACGGCACGCTCTAAAAGCATCTGGCGTACATCTGTCTGAGCACCACTAGGGACTGCCATAGCACTGCGTGCAAGTCTGCGCATAGACTCGCCAGTAATGTCTGCCAAAGTCTCGTCTCTAGCACCTAGAGTTTTAACTATCTGAGCCTGACGCGCAGCTACCTGTTCTGGGCTAACACCATCGCGTTGCAATGCGCGTGCTATCAACTCTTGAGCCTTAGTCTCTGCTGTTATTGGAGTTTTTCTAAAGACATCTGCAATCTTGCGTCCTACTGGCGCACCAACGGTACTAATTGCAGGGGCAGCAGCGCCAAGACCAAAACCTAAACCACCACCAACCAATCCACCAGTAACGCGACTTCCTAAACCGCCTTCAGCGCTACCTGCGCCAGAGGCAATCCCTGAAGCAGCACCGTACCCAGCACCGCGACCAATTTGTCCTAATAGCGTTGGGGCTTGTTTACTAGCAACTTGTGCAACCCTGCCAGCAGTTGCAGTTACGGCAGGAGCTGCTGCACCGCCCGTCAACATACTAGCGCCAAGTGCAGCAGCCACAGGTGCTAGACCGCCACCGATCTCTGCCATTGTTGAGCGTACAGGATACTGCTCACCATACTCTTTGAGTCCAGCCCTGACGCGAGAAAGCATCTGCTCGTATTGTGGACCGCTAATAGCACCAGCCCTAAAAGCAGCCTCAATCTCGTCAGCAGTATTGAATGTCAATCCTTGGAGGAATGGTCCTGCAATGCTTGATTTAATGGGAGCACCGCCAGTATTTGTAGCGCTCTTAATAGCTTGCTCGTAGCGCGTTACAGAAAAGCCCTCAGACTTCAAGTAAGACTGCACCATATCAGTAGACTGACCTTGATCTCGCAAGGTCTTGACATTCTGCTGGATGCGTTCAATATTTGTATCAGCCATCAATAACCTCTACTCGTTTGGTTTTTTCAAGTTAAATCTTTGCCACCACTCTTGACGAGTCTGCGGAATGTTTGTTGTAGTTGCACCGCCAATGATCTCTGCTGATGTCTGTACGCGCTTGAATGGATCAAACACAACCTGATTAGGATCGAGTTTGTAGTTCTTTGCGACATCTGTATATCTTGCCATCAAGTCGTTAGACATAACGCGCTGAGACTCTACAAGGTTTCTGGCTTGCTGTAAGAAGTCAGAGCGAATTTTCTCGTTGAGACGCTCGCCATTCAAAGCCTTGTTGTACATATTGCGTACTGAATCAGGTACGCTTCCAGCGTTTTGAGCCGTAGCGAATTCACCCTCACGCACAACAGATGATGGGTCTAGCACCTTCATAAAGCCGTAAACCATAGCAATGTCACCAGCAGGTGACGGGTTCTTCGCTGCGGTTTCAATCTTCTGGTAAGCCTGACCTAGTTCAACATAAGGCTTAACCTGCGCTTGGAATTCAGTACGCAAGTCTTTCTCATTTCCAAATACTTTGCCCTGTAACGGGATGATGGGGATAAGTGGTTGCACTCCAGTAGGCGCTGCTTGGGGTGCTCCAGCACCACCAGCAGGAGCAACGGCACTAGGTGCGCCAGCAGGACGAGGAGCACCGCCTACACCGCCAGCACCGCCAACTTGGAAGTAACCACCAGCATCTGCACCACCAATAATTTGAGGTGCAAGCGTCTTACCAAGACTTGTACCTGCTGGTACTTTGTCTTTATCCATAAATGTAACTATGCCACCCCTGTCAACTTGGATGAGTTCTCTTGCTGGTCCGAAGCCTTCAACGGTCTTGAATGTGCCATCGCTCATTTGATTGACTAGGATTTGCTTTCCTTGTGAGTCAGTAACCTTGATAGGTGCTCCCATTGGTTTCTCGACTGGAGCAAACTGCGCAGATACAGGAATAAATTGACCACTCTTTGTACGCTGCACATAATCACCAGACGCACTTTTGAAAATATCGCCAGTAACTTCTTCTCTTGGCTTAATCTTTAGCGCGTCCTCTAAATACTTTGATGCAATCTCTGGATACCCATGTCTTTTAGCGGTGTTGTAATTATTTATTGCGTCCTGATACAACATATCTTGCTGAGACATTCTTTGCGTAGGCGCTTGCACTTGCTGACCAATCATTGCAGCACGCGCAACGGTAGGACCAGCAGGTAGACCCTCCATAGATATGGCTTGATCTGGCGTGATCGTTGTGACCTCACCACCACCCATCATTTGCGGTTGCATTTGTTGACCTTGCAACGCTCTGCGGAAGTCTTCCTGACGCTTGGCTTCAGACAGTTTTTGTCTTGTCAACAAATTCTGCACCGCACCTTGTTGTGCTTGCTGATAACCAGCAGAACCTGCTTGGAAAGCACCGCCAAGCGCCTGACCTAAAGAGATTCTTCTTGGGCTTGGACCGCCAGCCTGTAGGAGCGCTGCTGCTGCTTGCAGCATTGCTTGTTGCTGAATGTTGCCTTGTTGTTCTGGTGTTAGATAGTCTTCAAGACCACTACCGCCACCACCAAACAGTAAACCGCCAAAGTCAGTTGTTGCCATGTTTTACCCCAATAAACCAAGCAAAGCACCGAGACCAGCACCATAACCAGTACCCAATGACGGTATTGCTTTGCCTAAAGCTGCACCACCCAATGCACCGCCCAAGGCACTTGTGCCGTAGTTGCGGTAGTTAGGTGACTCGGTACTCATGCCAAGATTTGGTAAATTTATACCTAAACCAGCAGAAGAGATGCCTAGTTTCTCAAGACCTAGATTACGCACAGAGTCTAGTTGAGCTTGCTCAAACGCTTGTCTTGTACCGCCAAGACCCAAGACAGTCTGCCCACCTTGCAGGGCTTGTTGCCTTGCGTACTGCGCGAGCTGTGACGCATCTCTATATCCAGCCTGTCTCAGACCAGATGCAGTTCTTCCTGACTCACGAAGCGCTGCCTCGTTAAGCATTCCTTGCGTGACACCTTGGCGTGAACCACCAAATGCTTTTGCAGACGTAGCCCTACCGCGATCTGCTAAATCTGCCATCTGCCTTTGCTTTTCAATGTCTTGCATTGATTGATCAACAACTTGTTGCTCGTAAGGATTTTGGAATTGAGAAATACTTTCACCAGTAAATGGCGTGAGCGATGTATTGATGAGCTGCTCTTCGCCAGCCTGATACATCGGATTAAATCCAGCAAATTGCTTATATCCCAATGCACCAGCAACATTTCTGCCTTGCTGCACATTTTGTAAATAAGCACTTTTTAAATCAGGATCAATCGACTGAGTTTGTACCGTAGTACCGCCACCTTTGCTCATAGTAAACCCCTTAATTTTGTCTTTGGAATTGACTCGCTATTTATCATATCGAGCAACCCTCTTCCATACTTTTGAACTGCTGATTTCTTGATTACATACTCGCCAAGTTGAGTCTTGCGGTATGAGTCGTCTGGTCCTGCTGGGTTACCGCCAAAGGTGTTCTGTCTGGTGACCATGCCTTGTATGTATTTAGGCATTCCAATAAATCCACCCATGTATTCGCCATCGCCTACCCCAGAGCCATCGCTTCCGACAGCGCCACCGCCACCGCCCCCAGCAGCACCGCTATCGCCAACCGATCCGCTATCACCGACAGCACCGCCACCCCCACCGCCAGCAGCGCCACTATCACCACCAACAGCAGCAGACGCATCACCAGATTCACCGCCAATGCCTCCACCCATGCCAGTAGAGCCAGCGCCAGCAACACCATCAACACCTGCTGCTGTGCTTGCCCCCGCAGCAGTAGCTGCATCGCTTTGAGCATCTAAACCACTTATGGCATTAACTGAATTTACGCTAGTGCTTGATAAGGCATCCATTAAGCCAGAAGCTATTGCAGCAGCTATTGGAGAGATAGACTGGTTAGATATGGCGTATCCAAGATCACCAAGTGCAGAGCCAGTTGGTGACCCAGAAGACGATATACCTGATCCACCACCACTATCACCACCACCGCCATACAAGCCATCGCCATATTGGTAGTTGCTAGACGGGTTTAGCAACCCAAATCTAGAATAAAGGGACGGGTCATATCCTCCAGTAACTTGATTAGAGTAACTAGGATAGGTGAATGGGGCTTGCTGTCCATACCTATACATGATTTTTTGATACGGTGTCATTGCCACTTATAGCTCCTTGCTTAACATGAACCATTTTGGTTCATATCCTTCATCTTTTAGGAATGTCTTTTCCCATCCTTTGCGACCTGCGAGCGTAACTCTGGCGCATCCCAGTTGTTTAGCCCAAGACTCAATGACGGGTCTCATTGATTTGAGTTCATCTAGGTTTCCACCAGCCAAGAAGTAATGCAATACCTTGACCTGTGGGTAAACAATAATCTCTGTGATGACTGCCGAATTGTTGTGATTCCAGATTTGAAACCTGTTATCACTTACACCTTGGGCAACATCCTCAATCGTGTGCGTTCCTGCCGAGTATTTTAATGCCGACTCGATTGGTTCTCGCAACCTCCAAAACTCATCAATGTCACTCACCTCTTTCCCATCGGGACTACATCCATCCTGTTTACACCAACGCGCCAGTCGTCTAAAACATTGCCCGTGTATCTAATCTTGACCTGTCTGGCAGAAAACCGCACATCTGTCGGTTGAGCTGCTGCATACGGTCCGTAAGTCGATTCAGTCGAAGTCGGGTACATCCGAGTCTTGAAGGACACAACAACTTCACCAAGCGTCTGCTCGTCTGGGATAACTTGCCTAACGCTCATAATATTCTCACCACTACCGATCTCGTATGGACCAGACTCCACAAATGGCACAGCGCTGTCATACGCAAAACCGACCTCGTGCTCGTAGATGAAACCATCTGACGAAATCATTACAGGATTGACAAAGACACCACGATCAGTTCCAGCAGTCCGAGCCAAACTACCAATCGCCCAATGCCCTTCACGGTAGTTGTAGACGACATAGGAGTCGTTTTCATTGCTGGCGCTCGATGGATAAAACCAGATGCACTCGCCATACTTGGAGTTGTGTACTGCGTAGACCTTGGAGGCTTGGCTGTAGTTTATGTTCTGAAATATGTAGTCGCCAACATCTGACGCAAGGGGTTTGACATAGCCGTCATATATCCAGAATCCTGACCTAGACATCCAGATCGCTGCCGTATCAATGGCTGCTACTGCCTGAGCAGAAATAACTCCACAGCCTGATCCAGCCTTCTCAAAACTGTACACATAAGGCAAACCAATGTATGTCGCCACATGGACATCGACATCGGTAAACAGCAGATTGATACCCCTAACGCGCTTACCGCACTTCAGAGAGCCTACGCTGTTTATCTCAAAGTCACCTGCCTGATTCGTTGCGGATGGTGTCCAGACCGTGTTGTCTTCTTGGTCACACCACGCTACTTTTCGTGCGTTAATTGAAGCTCCCAAAGCAAAGACAAAACGCTCTGCGGTAGACATCACAGCTTGACATCCTGTTGGCGCGTTGGTAATAGCAGCAGCCAGCGTTGGTGTTGAAAAACCTAACTGCCATTCATACAGCTTGCCATCTGTATCAGAGCATCCAATCAGATACTCACCCCAAGTATCCAAACTCCAAGTCGTTGCTGGCGCAATAGAACCTATATCTGGACGAGCCACACCATAGGCAAACGATCCATATAGGTTATATCCATAACCCGTACCACTAATGGCATCAGCGCGTCCTACCGTAAATCCTGATGGAGTGACATCCTTTAGGACAGAATTGTCATCCATCACATACAGCTTAGAGTGCGTACCAAGTGCAATGTATCTACCACCGCTATTTGATTTCCAAGTCAATAAACCTCGGCACGATCCAGTCATCTGACTAGTTGAGCGCTTACGCCACCCACCCCAAGGTCTTAAAGTATTCTCAAACCACCTGATAAGGTTTGAGTCAAACCAACGCCCCGCAGACTGGTACTCAGTACCGTTGCGGTAGATTCCTGCTGGGATTTTTAAGGGTACAAGTGCCATAGGTCAATTATGAGGGTTCTACTGACAAATTGGAGATGAATGAAAGCGTGGCAATGACTGATGGAACTGCTGGTCTAGTCGGTGAACTGCTGGTTGCAAAGTGCTCAATGCTTACACCAACATCTGTCGGTCTCCACATAAGCTCTACATAGTCATTAGTCGCCAAACTCACAAATAAGTTAAGCGCACCAATTAAGTGAGATGGATCGCCCGTAGATTTTCTTGCTGGGACATGAAATCTGCTGTTTGAATTGCTTATATTCGTGCCGTTCTTTTTAAACCACACATCAACATCTTGCCCGTCATTAGTGGTGTTCTTAAATTGAATGCTGAATTGAATGTCGTAGATTCCAGCCTGTGCAACATTGAGCCTTGACGAGTTCGACAAGGTAACGCCATTGGTGTAGTCGGTTGTGTCAAAAGTGATTGGATAGGCAGTCGTCGTGTTGGCTGCCACCTGATCAGTCGAGTCTTGAAATGCCCCGTAAGGAGCGTTCAAATACTTTGTACCCCTTGGCGCAAGAAGTGTCTGAGTGGTGTTTGTGAGCTTTGCAAAGAATGTACGCAAGGCAGCATTCGTCTGTGAGACGGTGAGCCTGTCGTAGCTATCTTGCGGATTAGGCAGGTCTGGCGTGGCAGGGGTCTGGAGCTGCTGATAAAGATTCGTCATACTGCCTTGTTGTATTCGTCTTGCGTCAACAAACCGATGGCGTATTTATTCTGAGGTCTGAAGATGGTGAGCTTTTGCTGACGCAATGCTGGCGCAAAGGATAGATGCGTCCACCCTTTTTCACCGAATTCGTGAATCATCTGATCAAACTTGATACCTGCTGCGTCGATAGCCTTGCAGACATCTAGTGGTGTGCCAAAGCCTTTGCACACAAAGTCAATAGCCCAGCCGTCCATGTGCGAGCTGATCTTCGACCCGCCCACCGCCACATTGACCTCTGGCAGTCGTATCCATGAATTGACATTGATAGCCTTACCCAACAACGCTCTGACCTTCTCCATGCCAGCAGCAGCCGTCTTCATGTTCTCTAGTTGCTGTGCGTCTGGCTGGTTGCTGATACCGAGCCTTGTGGCGGTGTCGGAGTACG